GCCAAAAACATGAAGTTGTACTCAGGTGCAACTGCGATAACTTGTCAGGTTGATGTAAGCCTGGCTGGTTCTACCAATATGTTCGAGACCACTTGCAAGGATTCAGGCGCAAATGCGGCATTCCTTCCAGGTACAAAGTCTTGGACAGCATCAGGGTCGGCAAACTTTGCCGACGACGCTACCCTCGGATTCAACACCACATCTACAGGCATATTCGCCAAATGGGACGCCCAAACATCCGTATCAATAGTATTCCAAACGGCGCAAACCGGAGACACCAAATGGAGCGGTACGGCTTACATTTCAAGCTGGACGCTTAACAGCTCTGGCAATGACGAAGCCGTGACATACGACTTTGAATTGCAAGGCACAGGCGCTTTGGCTATGGCTACAATTGCTTAAACATTTTTCCCGATATGACAGAATATATTGAATTAGGAGGCGTAGAGCGCCCCGTCCGTTTTGGTTTTGCTGCTTTATATCAGTACGAGCAAAGGACGGGGCGCAATGCCCTTACAGATTTCGCAGCCATGCAAGGCGGTCAAGCCTCGGTATCTTTAATGGTGGATTTGCTTTTTTCTGGACTATGCGCGGGAACGCGATACGAAAAGCAGGAAGTAAAGTACACCCCTGAAGACGTTGCAGAATGGATCGGCAATGACATGCGGGTTCTGCAGAACGCAGCCGAAATGTTCGCAGCAAGTTTTGAGCCAGCACGGGAGGGCGAAACAGAAAAAAAGACGAAGCCCCTGAAAGCTATAAGGGGGCAGGCTTAGATTGGCAAAATCTGATTGAATTAGGCGCTTATTGCGGAATGAGTGAAAGGGAATTTTGGGAATCAACGCCCCGGTTTCTTTCGGCGCGGCAAAGGGCGAAGACCAACGAAATGCGGTTAAGCTGGGAGCAGACGCGATTCATTTCCTATACCGTCTATAAGACCGTAGATAGCAAGAATAAGATCAGAAAGCCATCTGACGTGTGCAAGTTCCCGTGGGAGCAAGATGTTCCGCAATTTGTGCCACAAAGCCGTGAATCCTTGGAGAAATTCAGCGATGAAGCGGATGAAATCTTAAGAATCACACAGCCAGAAGTGTACGCAAAATACATGGAGGCTAAACTACTCGCACAAAATGTCAGCGCCGCAACTTAATGTACGGGTCGGGTTACTTTTCGACGAAAAGAGCCTGGCCAATATTGAAAGACAGCTGCGCTCCAGTGGCCAGCGCCTTTCCAAAATTGGCAGCGAACTTACTATGTCCCTTTCATTGCCATTGGCAGCGTTTGGGGTTGCTGCTATTAAGTCGGCGGGGGACATTGAAAGTCTTACTTTGGCTCTAAAGTCACAGTTAGGGACGGCAGACGCGGCGGCGAAGGAGTTGGATAAGCTGACAGAGGCGGCAAAGAATCCAGGATTAGGAGTTGAGCAGGCGGTACGCGGATCGGTACGCTTGCAAGGGGTGGGCTTTGCGGCTGAAGAGGCACGGCAGGTACTTATTCAAATGGGTAACGCCATTGCATCCACAGGCGGCAGTGCTGAAGAGTTGGACGCGGTGACAAGGCAATTTGCCCAAATGACTTCCAAGGGGCGGGTATTGCAAGAGGACGTTTCGGTGTTGTCGGAAAACATGCCCGGCCTTGCTCAGTTGATGCAAAAGGCGTTTGGCACGCAATCTGTTGAAGCAATCCGGGAAATGGGTATAACGGGCAAAGAGTTTGTTTTGCAAATCACAAAAGCTGCCGAAGCATTGCCACGGGTTGAGGGTGGCATAAAAAACGGCATAGGCAACGCCATTGACAGCCTGAAACAAAGCGCGGCAAAGGTAGGATTTGCTATCAATGAAGCATTCGATGTTACGGGCGCTATTGAGACAGTTAGCAGCGCTGTGCTTGTTTTAGCTCAGGCTTTCGGGGCATTACCTGGACCAATCAAAACCGTAATTCTTTCACTGGCAGGTATAGCCATTGCCACAGGGCCGATCTTAAAAGGCTACGGTGCAATAAAGATTTTCGGCGCGCAATTAGTCAGCGGGTGGGCGACAATGGTTGGGGCTATTAAGCCCGTAATTGCGGCCTTTAACGCCTTGAATCTTGCAACGCGGGCGATAGTTTTAGTTGGGATTGTATATGCTGTTTTAACATTTATTGAAGCATTCAAGCAATACGAATCACAATTAACTGATACCGAAAGGGCAGCGCAATCATTGTCCAACATCCAAAAGAGCGCCACCGACAGCATACAAGGCCAAAAGAGCGAGGTTGATACATTGGTGGCGGCGTACAAGGCCGAAGGAACGACGCTGAAGCAAAAAGAGGAAATACTAAAGGCGTTAAACAAGATTTCCCCTGAATACTTTGGAGGCTTGCGGGCGGGCAAGGGTGATGTTGACAAGCTAACAGAGGCCACAAAAAGATATGGTGCAGAACTGCTAAACGTTGCTGAATTAAACAGCCTAAACAAGCGGCTTGAGGAAATCGCGACAGGGCTGCGGGATGTTAATAAGTCTGCTGATCCATCCATGCTTCAAACGCTTGGAAACATCATTATGTCAGGCGGTCACGCTTTGGCCTTTGCGTCGAAGCAGTCTATGACATTTACCGAAAATAGCAACGCTCTTAAAACGTCGCTACTCGCAGAGCAAGCTGCGTTACAAAATCGGGCCACAGAATTAGCTTTAAACGCGGCGGCAACGGGAAACCTTGTTGATGAGTATAAGGATTTAGGCGGGGCAAGTGATAAAGCAAAAGAGAAGCTAAAAACCTTAAAGGACGTTTTAGAGGATGTTAAAAACTCGTCTATAAAAGCCAGTTTAATTGGTGACGACGCTGACGAGGCAAAGATCGAGGCTTTACAAAAAGGTATTGAGCGGCTTATTGATGCAGGATTTAAGCCAGCATCAGTAGAGGTTAAAAACCTAAAAAGCCAGCTTGACGCGCTAACAGTTAAGCCGACCGACATAGAAATAAACATAATAAGGAAAGAGGGAGGAGGCGGCATTGCAAAATTGGCGGGGGGTGATGGTAAAATACCAGAGCGCACCCCGGATTTAAAGCCTGTTAAGACTGAAAACTTCACGAGCGGCATTGACCTGGAAGCAGAAAAAGCCCTTGCACAACAGTGGCAAGACACATACATCGGGGCGGCAAGCAATATTTCAAACGCGCTGTTTGAAATACTTGGAGGCGCGGCAGACCGGCGGGCTGAAGATGAGATAGCTAGAATAACGGAACAATCAGAAATACAGCTTGGATTAGCACAGGGCAACGCTGGAAAACAGGCGCAAATAAAAGCGGAACTAGCTGCAAAGGTTGACGCAATCGAAAAGAAGTCTGGCAAAAGAAAAAAAGCAATCGCACTTGGAGAGGCTGCTATCAACACGGCAGTCGCAATAACAAAGGCCAACGCAGTAGGGCCACCGGCAAATATCCCTTTAATGGTAGCAGCGGCAATCGCAGGGGCGGCGCAAATAGCAGTCATTGCGGCAACACCTTTCGCCCGAGGCACTGCATACGCTCCCGGCGGCACAGCCTTAGTAGGTGAGCAAGGGCCGGAGCTTATCAACCTTCCAAGAGGCTCTCAGGTATTCCCAACGCCAAAAACAAACGCAATGCTTTCGGGCATGGGGGGCGGCGGCGTAACGGTAGGCGGTGAATTCACGGTACGAGGTACGGACTTGGTTTTGGTACTCGACAGGGCAAAGAATAAAAACGAACGGTTTAGATAATGGCAAAGAGACTTTATAGCACATTCTACGATTTGAACGGGGCGGGTGTCACGGTTGACATCTATGACGCTGACTTCGTAGGGTCTGCTACTGAGTTCACCACTAAGACTTGCCAAATAACATACGACAGCAACGCAAATGACGATCTAAGTAGCCCGATTATCGGAAGCCGTGCCAAAGTCGGTATGGTAATACCTGTAATAAATAGCATACTTACGACCTTTGTGGAAGACTTCGCCACGGCTGAAGAGGATAGATTCACAATTGAAATTGGGAAAAGTTCTGGCCCTGACGTAGTTTGGCGCGGCATTCTTGTGCCGGACTTTACAGGCGAAGAGGATACGGCCCCTAGTTTCATTTTTAATTTATCGGCAGTTTGCGGGCTTGGACTATTAAAGAAAAAGCCTTACCACGACGGCTCGGCTATCTATACGGGAATTGACCGATTCACGGAGCATCTCACAACGGCACTAAGCAAACTCGCTCACACCGACGGATTTTGGGGCGGGTCAGACGTATTTTTAAAGACGGCGGTGGATTGGTGGGCGGCATCAATGGCAAGCGGCGCAACGGATGACGCAATGTTCCAAGGAGGGGTTGACCATGCGGCTTTTTACGATTACGGCACGCAAGGGAACGTGGACAAAGATGTAATTAGCTGCTATGACGTAGTTTGGCACATACTAAAGACCTTTGAATGTAGAATATTTCAGATAGACGGATCATGGTGGATTGAACAAATTTCCTATCGCACCTCATCAAGCTATTACACACGCCATTACTCAAAGACCGGCGGTTACCTATCAAACGCCACAAATTCAGGCGTCAATACCATTGATCAAACAAAAACCGGGGCAAAAGTAGCCACGGTTAACTATGATTTTTTGCCCTCGCTGAAGCGGGCAGAGGTTACGTACGATGTAAAGAGTTTACGCGATTTCCTTGCTGGGTCGGTTCAAAATAGCGGAAACTTCGATACGCTAATTAGCAGCAACAGCGGGGCTGCGACAATGAACTTGAGGTTCACCATGACAGTGACCGTAACAAATAACGGTTCGCCGCTTGGAGCGGGTCAAATATATTACCTCATTCCAGAAGTGACGCTCAAGGTTGGCGATAATTACCTTTCCAGGGATTACACTATCACGAATTTCACTGCACAGACCGGCCCGCTTTCATGGGAAAGCTCCGGAACTATTGCAATGCCGATCTTGATGGGTACAATCCCAAACACGACAACCACTCAGAAGAAAGTAACCTTTGATATGATTTTGCCCGCGCTGCCTGATGATGGTAGCGATAACTATTTTGGCGTACCGGCGGCAACGGCGACAATGACCAAGCAAAGCGGCGGGCCGGTTGATGAAACGGACTTTACTATATCTGTTGACATTTCCAGCCG